AAATAAATAAATAAATAAATAAACAAAAACAAAAATTATGACAACTTACAATTGGAATTGCAAAACAGTAGATTGCTACCCAGAACAAAACAACGAAGCGGATGTAGTGTACAATGTGCACTGGATTGTAACAGGTACTTCAGATCAATTAAATCCAGAAGGAGTTGCTTACTCAGCTACAAACATCGGAACACAAGCCCTAGACACAAGTCAGATAACAGAGTTCATCCCATTTGATCAATTAACAAATGACGAAGTAGTCGCTTGGACTAAAGGAGCGATGGGTGACGAGCAAGTTGCTAGCATTGAAGCGAGCATACAAAGTCAGATAGATAGTTTGATTACACCTACAAGTGTTACATTGACTATCGGAGAGCCTGTGCCGCCGGTAGAAGAATAAATAGGTAAAAAACCTATAAAACGAGTAATAATACTCGTATACCTGAAAAAGGTAAATTAAATTAAATCAAATTAAATTAAATATGAACGGAATTGTCAAAAACTTGAACTTTGGTGATGATGCTAGAGATCAAGTATTTAAAGGAATAGAAAAGTTAGCAAATGCTGTCAGCTCTACATTAGGAGCTGGCGGTAAATGCGTAATGTTAGAAGACGGTACAGGTAAGCCCGTAATAACAAAAGACGGTGTAACTGTAGCTGATTCTATAATATTGTTTGATCCAGTGGAAAACATGGGATCTACATTATTAAAAGAAGCTGCTAGAAAAACTGTTCAAGAAGCAGGTGACGGCACAACCACCGCTACTGTTTTAGCGCACGCTATATTAAAAGAAGCTTATGCTGTTTCAGAAAAGAAAAATGCTAGAGAAATAAAAGATGGCATTAATTCTGCAGTTGAAAAAGTAATTAAGTATTTAGAAAAGCTAGCAGTTGACGTAAAAGGTGACATGCTAGATAATATAGCTTCTATATCCGTTAATAATGACAATGAATTAGGTTCTATTATAGCTGATGCGTTTAGATCTGTAGATAATACAGGTATTGTAATGATGGAAACTGCCGGTGACGGTAAAACTGTTTCTGAATTAATTGAAGGTGTACCTTATGACAAAGGTTTAACAAACTCTCATTTTATTACAAACGAACAAACGAAAACAGCTGAATTAGAAAATCCATTAGTATTAATCATGGAATCACCGGTTAATACTATAAGAGATATACAAAAAGTGCTGGAGTACGTAATAAAAAACAATAAACCTTTGCTTATTATAGGCGATTTAGAACAAGGTGTTTTATCAACTCTGGCTACCAATAAAAAGAAGGGTAATCTAAAAGTAAATGTAATCAATGCTCCTACCTACGGTATTAGCAAACGAGAAGTGCTTGAAGATCTTTCTTTACTAACCGGCGCTACAATAGTTAACGAAGATTTAGGCGATGACCTTGATTCAATTGACGTAGATTATTTAGGATCTTGTTTAAAAAGCGTTACCTCGCACGAGGACACTGTTATAACGGTCTCTGAGGCGTCCGAAAAGATAAAGGATGTAATAGGTAGCATAAAAGAAAAGCTTACGAATAACACACTAAAAAGCTGGGAAGTTATAAAGCTTGAAAAAAGATTATCAATGCTAACTGCTAAAATTGCAGTGGTTAAAGTTGGCGCAAACTCTGAAGTAGAGTTAAAAGAAAAAACTGATAGAGTTGAAGATGCTATCTGTGCAACAAAAGCAGCCGTAAAAGAAGGTATTGTACCAGGCGGTGGCGTTGCGTTATTAAATGCTTCAACATATATTAAAAGCGAGGGATTAGGTGAAGAAGTTTTATTAAAAGCTATAAAAGCTCCTTACTTTACAATATTAGAAAACGCAGGTATCACAGCATCGCAGCCACAAGATAAAGGTGTTGGCTTGAATGCAATAACAGGAAAGCCTGTAGATATGGTTAAACACGGTATAATTGATCCGTTAATGGTAACCAAAAGTGCATTAAGAAATGCTGCATCTGTAGCTACTACAATATTATCAACTGATTGTGTAATTAATAATTTAAGAGCAAATGAAGGCGATAGGTAGAAACTTAATAATAAAGAAACAAAAAGAAGGAGTAGCCGCTACTAAAGGCGGTTTACTTCTTGCCGAGAAACAAAGGGAAGATATAAGATACATTAAAGCATCTGTAATATCTCCCGGAGAAGAAGCAATCAAAGCAGGTCTAGCCGAGGGTGATTTAATTTACTACGATAGACACGCTGGTCACACAATAGAAATAGAAGGTGATCCGTATCAAGTTATAAAAATGCAAGATATAGTTGTAGTTTTATGAGAATAGATGCTAGGGATGTTAAAAAATTAGGGTTGTTAAAACACTACAGAATCATACGTAAATGGGCATGTAGAAATAATGACTTAAATGATGCTGATCTAGAGCTATTAATTTATTTAGATTGTTTAGATATGTTTACTAAACAAGATTTTAAGACAGGTACGTTTTCATACAGTTGGGATAATAGAAGATGGAATAAGTTATTGAAGGAAGACTGGATCTCTGTTTGGCGAAAAAGAAATAGGACTACTCAAAAGTATCATATATATAAAGTATCATTTAAAGGCAAGCAACTTATAAATAGAGTTTATAGGATCATGCTAGGTCAAGATGATATACCTACGAGTAGTAGAAATAAAATAATGAAAGGAAGCACTTATACCGATAAAGTACTAAGTGTATCTATAAAAAACGTCAACAATGATAAAACAAGATGAAAACTTATTGGGTAAACCTATATTACAAAACCCGGGAGTACCTGTACCTTCAAATGAAATGGGTAATGCTAAACCTGTATTTAATCCAAGTCAAGCTTCAAATGCTCAATATGTATTTGGAACACCTGAAGAAAGAGCTAAAAGCATGCCTCAAAGAGAAATAACACCTTTATATTTTGAAGATCAAAATGGAGACGGTGAAATTACTAGAGCTGATGTTATAAAAGCTAGAGTTGAAGGATATAAAAAATAAACTTAAAAATAAAGACATGGATAACATTAAAAACAAAGCATCAGGGCAGAACGCTATATGGGACGGACCATTAAACCTAGAAGCATTACCTCAAGGTAAAGGATCTAGTTCAGGCAAATACGGAATGGAAATTTCTAAAGCACACTGTGGGTGTAGCTCTATAAAAGGACCTATCACTCAAAGAGCTAAATAATAAAATTATGGCATTTACACAATCATCAAGTCCCTTTTTAAAAAAGAGTAAACCACCAGCACCTTCTAAAAAGAAATCTAAAGGATATTACAACAAAGCAAACAAGACTGGTACGGGAGCAGCAGCAGGTGGCGGTATGTCTGAAAAGGGTGTTAAGAAATATAAAAGAGATAACCCTGGTAGTAAATTGCAAACAGCCGTAACAACTCCTCCTTCTAAATTAAAGAAAGGAAGTAAGGCTGCTAAAAGAAGAAAATCATTCTGCGCTAGATCAAAAGGTTGGACCTCAGAAAGAGGTAGAGCTGCTAGAAGAAGGTGGAATTGTTAATAATAAATAAATATAAAAATGAAAAATTACAACAAGCAAGAAAAGAAAAACTTAATCAAAGACAATCCTGTAGTAGACAAAGCTTCTGCTATCAAAAACCTTAACAAAGGGTATGGATCTGAATTAGGTAAATCTCCATTAGCTATGAAAGGTTCTTGGATGTCTAAGCACTGTAAAAAGTAAATTAATGGCTTTTAAATTACAAAATCCTCCATACGCTATAGATAATACACCTATTTATAGCGTAGATATGGAAGACGGCGTTTTAGGAAAAGCTAATAATAACGGTACTATTGTTATAAACAATAACTTATCTCCAGCTAAATTAAACAGCGTTATAAATCATGAAAAGGTACATATAGACCAAATGAAGCGCGGTGATTTAGATTATGACAATAACAATGTGTATTGGAAAGGCAAAAAATATTTAAGAGCTCAAATGAAAGAAGGAGCCAAAAACTTACCTTGGGAAGCTGAGGCATACAGAAAAGCAAAGTAAATGAAAAAGATATTAGATTTTTTCAGTACTAAAGTATTTAAACAGGTTGGAGATGTGGTTGATAACCTATTCACTAGCGAAGAAGAAAGACTAAATGCTAGAAATGAAATATTCAAAGTACTACAAGATGCTCAATTAGAGCTGCAAAAAATGCAGACTGAGATTATTGTAGCTGAAGCTAGCGGTAATTGGTTACAGAGAAGCTGGAGACCAATACTAATGCTTTCATTTGGTTTTATAATTATATATACAAAATTCATATCGCAATTATCAGCACAACTAATAACACCTACCCTAGAGCCTCAATTTTGGGGTTTACTAGAAATAGGTATTGGAGGTTATGTAATAGGTAGAAGTGGTGAGAAAATAGTAGATAAGCTAGGGCCTTTATTTAAAAAGTAAAAAGATTTAAAACAAGTAATAATAGTAATAACAGTAACCAATTAAATTAAATAAAATGGGAAAATTAAAAGATGAACAATTAAAGTCTATTAAAGACGCGACAGGAAAAATGAACTCTATACTTACAGAAGTAGGATTTTTAGAGGCAAGAAAAGCAGAATACCTATCAGCGCATTTTGAAGCTGTAAAAGAATTAGATGGTATCAAAGCTGAAATTAGAGAAGAGTACGGAGATATTACCGTAAACTTAGCTGATGGTACTTATGAAGAAGCTAAACAAGAAGAGGAAGCAAAAACTCTTGAGATAGCTGAGTAATGAGTTCTGTTGTAAGAAAAATAAGTATAGGTTCTGACTATAAGAATGACGCTATGCACTACTCAGTAGGGCAAAACGTTTACGGAGGACATACTATAGATTGCATATTACATGACACACAATCTAATTCTTACAGTATTTACATAAAGAAAGGAAATGAGGTAATGCCATGGAAGAAGTTTAATTCTAACATGGCAATATCTGTTGAGTATGATTTAGAATATTAAATGAGGAGTCTATACGATTTTATCGTTAAACCAATTGGCGATAGATACGATAACAAAATAAAGCTAGGCGACGTTACATTAATACTAAACACTAAAATTGAAGACTTTAAGTCTGTAAACAATTTAGCTATAGTAGTTGAAACACCAAAAGCTTTTAAAACAAGTATAAAGAAAGGAGATATCATAATAATACATCATAATGTATTTAGAGTTTTTTATGATATACGAGGCAATAAGAAAAGAAGTAGATCTCATTTTAAAGATGATTTACACTTTTGTTCAGCGGATCAAATATATTTGTATAAAAATACAGAGGATTGGAAATCATTTGGAGACAGGTGTTTTGTAATGCCTTTAAAAAACAAAGACACTTTAAGATCACAAAAAGAGCAAGAGCTTATTGGTATATTAAAAATAGGTAATAGTTCTTTAAAAGCGCTTAATATTAACCCAGGAGACACAGTAGGCTTTACGCCTGGAAGCGAATGGGACTTTATAATAGATGATCAGAGAGTTTATTGTATGAAATCTAATGATATTGTTATAAAGTATGAACACAAAAGAAACCAAGAAGAATATAATCCTAGCTGGGCAAAAAGCAGTTAAGGAGTTAATTAAAGTGGCAGAAGAAAAGATCGTTGACTCAGAAGATGATTTATCAGCTGACAGACTTAAAAATGCTGCCGCAACTAAAAAATTAGCTATATTCGATGCTTTTGAAATACTTGCTAGAATAGAAGAGGAAGACGCTATGTTAAATGAAAACCCAAAAGAAGCTAAGGAAGAAAAAGCTTTTAGAGGTTTTGCAGAAGGAAGATCTAGATAATGTACGAACAAACCTTAGTAGCAATATTAAAAGACTATATTAAACCTAAGATATTAAAAAGGTTAAACAGATATAAGAAGTGGGAGTACGGTTATAACGAAGAACATGACGTAGTTGTAATCAGTAAGACTGGACAGATAGGAGAGGTTTACGAGATACAAGGAGTAAAAATAGCATTACCAAAAGAAAATGATGTTATTAAATTTGAAGGAGACAAGTGGAAACACATAGAATACCCAAAAGAGCTTTCAAAGATAAAATCGGTGTTTGATTGGGACGAATACCCTTCACAATTTAAAGAAAAATGGTATGACTATATTGATACAGAATTTAAAAGGCGTGAAGAAGGTTTTTGGTTTTACAATAAAGACAAGCCTTCTTATATTACTGGCACTCACTACATGTACTTGCAGTGGTCCAAAATTGATGTTGGGGCAGCATACTTTAGAGAATCAAACAGGTTATTCTTTATATTCTGGGAAGCTTGTAAAGCAGATGTACGGTGTTACGGAATGTGTTATCTTAAAAACCGACGGTCAGGTTTCTCTTTCATGGCATCAGGCGAGACGGTTAATCAGGCAACAATATCCACAGATTCAAGATTTGGCATTTTATCAAAGTCCGGGCCAGACGCCAAAAAGATGTTTACTGATAAGGTCGTACCCATCTCGGTTAATTACCCCTTCTTCTTCAAACCCATCCAGGACGGTATGGACAGGCCGAAGACGGAACTCGCGTACAGAGTACCAGCGTCCAAATTTACCAGAAAAAAGCTTGACACCAATGAAAAGCTACAGGAAATCACCGGTCTCGATACAACGATCGACTGGAAGAACACCGGGGACAACTCGTACGACGGTGAAAAATTAAAACTATTAGTCCACGATGAAAGTGGTAAATGGGAAAGACCTACAAATATATTAAATAACTGGAGAGTTACAAAAACTTGTTTAAGGTTAGGTTCAAAAATTATAGGTAAGTGTATGATGGGTAGTACATCAAATGCTTTAGACAAAGGTGGTGAGAACTTTAAAAAACTATACTATGACTCCGACGCAACAAAAAGAAATGCAAATGGACAGACTCGTTCAGGACTCTATAGCTTGTTCATTCCTATGGAATGGAACTACGAGGGATACATTGATTCTTATGGATTTCCTGTATTTGAAACGCCAAAAAAACCAGTTGAAGGACCTGACGGATCGCTAATAAAGCAAGGTGTAATTGAATACTGGACAAATGAAGTTGAAGGATTAAAAGGAGATCAGGATGGTTTAAATGAATACTATCGTCAATTTCCAAGAACAGAGCAACACGCTTTTAGAGATGAAGCAAAACAATCTTTGTTTAATTTAACGAAGATATACGAACAAATAGATTATAATGAAGACCTTAGAAATACATCGATAATAACCACTGGAAGTTTTATGTGGGAAAACGGTATAAAAGATACTAAGGTAATATTTGTACCAAATAAAAACGGTAGGTTCAACGTTAGTTGGGTACCGCCTTTACAGATGCAAAACAGAGTTATAATAAAAGGTAATACAAAGTACCCAGGCAACGAACACTGTGGCGCTTTTGGCTGTGACAGTTATGATATATCAGGTACAGTTGATAAAAGAGGTTCTAACGGAGCTTTGCACGGTTTAACTAAGTTTAGTATGGAAGATGTTCCACCTAATAGATTTTTTTTAGAATATATAGCTAGACCACAAACTGCTGAGATATTTTTTGAAGACGTATTAATGGCTTGCATATTTTATGGTATGCCAATACTTGCGGAAAACAACAAACCTAGATTACTGTATCATTTCAAAAGAAGAGGTTATAGAGGTTTTTCAATGAATAGACCTGACAAAAGATTAAACAAATTATCTGTAACTGAAAGAGAAATTGGCGGTATACCAAACTCTAGTGAAGATATAAAGCAAGCACACGCTGCTGCTATAGAATCATATATAGAAACTTGTGTTGGACGAACAGAAGCTGGTTATGGAGATATGTACTTTCAAAGAACATTAGAAGACTGGGGTAAATTCAATATAAACAATAGAACAAAGCATGATGCTTCTATAAGTTCAGGTTTAGCAATAATGGCTTGTAACAAAAACCTATATTCACCGGTTAGTCCAGTGCAAAAAAAGGTTTACGATTTAGGAATTAAAAGATATGACAATAGAGGTTCTACGTCTAAAATATTAAGATAAATGAAAATACAAACAAATACCGATAGTTCTTTCCCTAACCAGGTTGTTAGTGACGAAGTAAAAGCTAGTTATGATTACGGCTTACAAGTCTCTAGAGCTATTGAACAAGAATGGTTCAATCAAGGAAGAGGTAACGGTAATAGATACTTAAACAATTGGAATAGTTTTCACTCACTACGTTTATACGCTAGAGGTGAGCAATCAATACAGAAGTATAAAGATGAATTGTCTATTAATGGTGATTTATCTTATCTTAATTTAGACTGGAAGCCAATACCGGTTATATCAAAATTTGTTGATATCGTTGTAAACGGTATGTCAAATAAGTCATACGATATAAATGCTTTTGCTCAAGATCCATTTTCTGTAAAAAGCAGAACTGATTACGCAGCATCGGTTGAAAAAGATATGAATACCAAAAAAGCTTTGTTAAACATAAAGCAAAACTTAGGTATGGACTTTTCAACAACAGGAGACTTAGAAAGTTTACCTGAGAACAGAGAAGAGTTAGATATACATTTACAAATGACTCCTAAGCAGAATGTAGAAATTGCAGAAGAGGAGGTTATAAATAATGTATTAGCTTTTAATAAGTATGAGCAAACAAAAAAACGGTTGGCTCATGATTTAACTACTATAGGTATTGGAGCTGTTAAAACATCGTTTAACAAAGCAGAAGGTATAGTTACTGACTATGTTGACCCTGCTAATATGATTTATTCATATACAGAGGATCCAAACTTTGAAGATATATATTATGTAGGTGAAGTTAAATCAATATCTTTAGCAGAGCTTAAAAAACAGTTTCCAAATTTATCACCAGCTGAATTAGAAAAAATACAGGATATGCCTGGTAATTCGCAGTATGTGACAAACTGGGGTAATTATGATGAAAATACAATACAAGTATTATACTTTGAGTACAAAACGTATTCAGACCAAGTATTTAAAATAAAGAAAACAGATCAAGGATTAGAAAAAACATTAGAAAAGCCTGACACGTTTAATCCTCCAGCTAACGATAACTTTGAAAGAATATCTAGAACAATAGAAGTTTTATATACTGGAGCAAAAGTGTTAGGTACAAATATAATGCTAGAGTGGAAGTTGGCTGAAAATATGACTAGACCAACAGCTGATACCACAAAAGTAATGATGAATTACTGTATATCTGCACCTAGAATGTATAAAGGACGTATAGAGTCTATAGTTAGTAAAATTACTAGCTTTGCTGATATGATTCAAATAACGCATCTTAAATTACAACAAGTAATGTCTAGAATAGTTCCAGATGGTGTATTCTTAGATATGGATGGTTTAGCTGAAGTAGATTTAGGCAACGGGACAACATACAATCCAGCTGAAGCATTGAATATGTATTTTCAAACAGGTTCTGTTGTTGGTAGATCACTCACGCAAGACGGTGAATTAAATAGAGGTAAAGTACCTGTACAGGAATTATCATCTTCAAGTGGACAAGGAAAAATACAAAGCTTAATAGGTACATACCAATATTATTTACAAATGATAAGAGATGTAACCGGATTAAATGAAGCAAGAGACGGTAGTGCGCCGGCTAAGGATTCTTTAGTAGGTTTACAAAAAATGGCAGCCAACGCTTCTAATATTGCAACTAAACATGTGTTAGATTCTTTATTGTATTTAACTGTTAGAACTTGCGAGAATATAAGTCTAAAAGTAGCTGATGTTATTGAAAATCCTTTAACAGAGAATGCTTTAACAAACGCTATAAGCACGTTCAATACTAAGACTCTAGAAGAGTTAATGAATTTGCAGTTGCATGATTTTGGTATTTATTTAGAGTTAGAGCCAGAGGATGAAGAAAAAGCTTTATTAGAGCAAAACATACAGGTAGCTTTGCAGACACAAGCAATTGCTTTATCCGATGCTATTGATATTAGACAAATAAAAAACATAAAGTTAGCTAATCAATTCTTGAAGCTTAGGCAAAAACAAAAAATAAAAAGAGAGCAAGAACAACAACAAGCTAATATTCAAGCACAAGCACAAGCAAATGCTGAAGCGTCTGAAAAAGCAGCAATGGCTGAAGTGCAGAAACAACAAGCACTCACCCAGGAAAAAGTTAGTATAGAGCAAGCTAAGTCACAGTTTGAAATACAAAGAATGCAAACTGAAGCTCAAATAAAAAGAGAGTTAATGGCTGAGGAGTTCAACTTTAATATGCAACTAGCTCAAGTAAGGGCTAACGCAGAAGGGGCTAAAGAAAAAGAAATTGAAGATAGAAAAGATAAAAGAATAAAAATGCAAGGATCCCAACAGTCTGAGTTGATACAACAAAGACAAACAGAAGGGTTACCTAAAAACTTTGAATCATCAGGAAATGATGTGTTAGGTGGATTCGGAATAGAAGAATTCGGTCCTAGCTAATAAACAATTATTTAATTATATTATATTATGTCAGAAGTAAAACAAGAAGGGGATTTTAAAATCAAATCCAAGAAAACAAGTCCTAAGCAATTAGGCAATCAATCTAACGAGCCTATAAAGGTTAATATAGATGAAGTAAAAGAACCAGTAGCTGAAGAAGTTGCTAAAGTGGTAATACCGGAAGTTAAAGAAGAACCCGTTGTAGTTGTTAACGATACTCAGGAAAACGAGGAAGAAGATGGTATTATAGAAATTGTAAATGAAGAACCTGCCCAAGAACCTGAGAAAGTTATTGAACAACAAGTTCAGCCAGTAGCTGAGCAAAGAGTGTTGCCGGAAAACATAGATAAACTTGTTACTTTTATGGAAGAAACAGGTGGATCGGTAGAAGACTATGTTAGGTTGAATGCAGATTACTCAAGTGTTGATGATAAAACACTACTAAAAGAATATTATAAACAAACAAAACCTTATTTAGAATCAGATGACGTTAGCCTGCTATTAGAGGACTACGATTATGATGAAGACATAGATGAGGAAAAAGATATACGCAAAAAGAAACTTGCGTTTAAAGAAGAAGTTGCAAAAGCAAAAGGCTTTTTAGAAAATACCAAGAGTAAATATTACGACGAAATCAAGTTGAGACCCGGCGTTACTCAGGAACAACAAAAAGCAATGGAGTTTTTCAACCGATATCAAGAAGATCAGAAGATAGCTGAGCAACAGCATTCGGACTTTAAATCAAAAACAAATGATTACTTTACTAATGAATTCAAAGGTTTTGACTTCAATGTAGGTAAGAAGAAGTTTAGATATGGTTTACAAGATCCAAACAAAGTTGCAGAAAACCAATCAAGTATTAACAATTTCGTAGGAAAGTTTCTTGACGAAAGCGGTAATATAAAAGACACGAAAGGTTATCACAAAGCTATTTACATTGCTTCAAATGCTGACAAGATTATTAATCATTTTTATGAACAAGGAAGAACAGACGCCACTAAAGAAATAGTTAACAAGTCTAAAAATCCTAGCACAGAGCCAAGGCAAACTACCTCAGGTGAGTTCGTAAACGGAATAAAAGTTAAGTCAATAAGTGGTCCTGATTCTTCTAAACTTAGAATTAAAACAAAAAAATTTAACTAAAAAAAATTAAAAGATTATGGCAAATGTAAGCCCGGTGTTTGGAAGTTTAATTCCAACACCAAAAAAACAAGCCTTAGAAGGCAATTATTTAAACTTTACTGATGGAACGAGTGACTTCGCACAACAGTACTTACCAGAAATCTATGAAGCTGAAGTAGAGCGTTATGGAAATAGAACCTTAGGTGGTTTCTTAAGAATGGTAGGAGCTGAAATGCCAATGACTTCTGACCAAGTAGTATGGTCTGAACAAAATAGATTACACATCTCTTATGAGAATGTAATAGCAACTAATACAGGTGCAGTAGGAGCAAAAGTATCTACTTTAACTATTCCTGTTGGTGGGTCTGGTGCAACTCTTATTGAAAACGTTGTATCTCCTGGTTCTACAATTGTAGTGATGAATCCAGCAACTGGAGCAGAATTAAACTGTTACGTTGTTGCTTCTGGAGCAACTCCTGGTAGTGCGTTAGGTGCAGGTGTATTAACTGTAGCGCCTTATTCTCAAGAAGCTTTAGATGGAACTGGAGCTGGAGCTGCTGAAGTAGATTTAGTAACTGGTTCACCAAACCTTAAAATCTTTGTATATGGATCTGAGTATGGAAAAGGAACTGGAGATGCTAACAGAGTTTCTGTAACACCTTCTTTCACTCAATACTCTAACTCTCCTATTATCATTAAAGATAAGTATGCAATCAATGGATCTGATACTGCTCAGATTGGATGGGTTGAAGTAGCTACTGAGTCTGGTCAAGGAGGTTTCTTATGGTACTTAAAAGCTGAATCTGAAACAAGATTACGTTTTGAAGATTACTTAGAAATGTCTATGGTAGAAGGTGAATTAAAATCTGGAAGCTCAACTACAACTGCTAAAGGTACTGAAGGTCTTTTCGCTGCTGTTAAAAGCCGTGGAAATGTATTAGTAGACTTTACTGCAACAACTGGTTTAGCTCAGTTTGATTCAATTCTTAAAAACTTAGATACTCAAGGAGCAATCGAAGAAAACATGTTATTCTTAAACAGAGAAACTTCTCTAGATTTTGACGATATGTTAGCTGGTGTAGGGCAAACAGCTGGAGCTGGTGCTTACTACGGTGGTGGTAGTTCTTTTGGTGTATTTGAAAATTCTGAAGAAATGGCATTAAACTTAGGTTTTTCTGGATTCAGAAGAGGTTCTTATGACTTCTACAAAACTGACTGGAAATACTTAAACGACGCTTCTACTCGTGGGGGTGTTGCTGATGCTGGAATCGAAGGAGTATTAGTACCTGCTGGAACTTCTACAGTTTACGATCAAATATTAGGAACTAACATCAGAAGACCTTTCTTACACGTAAGATATAGAGCTTCTCAAGCTGATGATAGAAGAATGAAAAACTGGATCACTGGATCTGTAGGTGGCGCAGCTACTTCTGATTTAGATGCTATGGAAGTTCACTTCTTATCTGAAAGATGTTTAGTGACTCAAGCGGCTAACAACTTTGTGTTATTCACAGACTAGTACCGATTAAATTAATGTAGTAGTTACCCTTGTTGAACTGACAAGGGTAATTATTACTCTTATTAAAAATTTTATTATATTATATTATGGCAGCAAATGCAAAAAAGCCTACAGCTAAAAAGCCTGTAGCAAATAAAGAAGTAGTACAAGAGCAAGAAGTAATAACTGCTCCAAAGAAACAGGAACCAGCGAAACCAAGCTGGGAAATAAAAGATAGAATGTATATAGTTATAGGTCAAGCACCATTAACATTAACAATTTCATCAAAACATACATCAAGACACCCTTTATTATATTTTGATAAAGAAAAAGGTCTTCAAAGAGAACTTAGATACGCAACAAATCAAAATTCTCCTTTCATAGATGAGCAAAAAGGTCAAGCAACATTGGGGCATATAATGTTTAAAGACGGAGCTCTTTATGTTAAAAAAGAACAACAAAATTTACAAAAATTATTATCTTTATATCACCCATTATTGGGTAGCAAATACTACGAACATAACCCAGTAGCTATAGCTGAAGATGAATTAGAAGATTTAGAAGTTCAAATAGATGCAATGATGGCTGCTAGAACTATGGATATTGATGACGCTGAAGCAATACTTCGCGTTGAGTTAGGATCTAAAGTTTCAAGTATGACAACTAAAGAATTAAAGAGAGATCTTTTATTATTTGCAAAGAAAAGTCCAGATTTATTTATGGAGTTAGCAAATGATGATAATGTTCAATTAAGAAATATAGCTATAAAAGCTTCTGAAATGGGTATTATCAAGTTATCTCAAGATCAAAGAACATTTACCTGGGGATCAAATGGTAGAAAATTAATGACTGTACCTTTTGATGAAAACCCATACTCTGCAATGGCAGCTTACTTCAAAACCGACGAAGGTGTAGAAGTTTATAGGTCAGTAGAGAAAAACTTAGAATAACATGTAATATTAATATTAGCTGGTCACCTTGGGTGGCTGGCTGGTATTATAATAAAAAAATAAACAATGGCTGTAAACGTAGATTTAGTTTATAAAACTGTCTTATTAATACTTAACCAACAACAAAGAGGTTACATAACGCCTGATGAGTTTAATAAAGTAGGTAATCAAGTTCAACAAGGTATATTTGAAAAATATATGAGTGACTTGAACCAACAGTTACGTATACCTGAAAACGACAACGAGTATGCGAACAGGGTTAAGAACCTTGAAGAAAAACTAGATATATTTAAAACTATAGCTACGCCTACATTTTCAACAGATCACTTCACAACTGCTTCATTGCCAAACTTTTATAGGCTAGGTACCGTAATATACAACGATACAATAGAAGCTCAAATGGTAGAGAGAAACGAATGGTACAAAATAAAAAGAGCACCATTACTCGCACCAACTAAAAAACAACCTGTATTTTTATATGAAGACACCAAGATAAGCGTGTACCCTTCTAGTATAACTTCTGATATTCAAGTATCTTATTTGAAACAACCTGCAATGATAAATTGGGGATATTCAGTTGGTAGCCTAGGGCAATATATATACGATGCTGGTTCTTCTGTTGATTTTGAACTACATCCATCTGAGCAAGTTGATATTGTTACAGGTATACTATTATACTCAGGAGTTATAATACAAGACCCTACCATTATACAAGTAGCGGCACAAAAAATACAACAAGAAGACATAAACGAAAAATCTTAATAATACATGGGCTTAATTACAGAAAATAATCAGCAATACTACGCAGGTGTACAAAAATTTCTATCTGCAGCCGGTACTGGGCAAGCCTTTACAACTACTTTTGATACAGATTTGGTACTTGGTAGTTATGATCCTCTTCAACCAAACTACGCTTTAAACAACTTTAAGTTATACACCGCTAACGCTGGTGTTTTAACATATACAGAATACACATCAGCATATACAGTTAGTGGTAACACAATTACATTTACAGGTAACTTAGCAGCTAACACGAGTATAGTTGTTCAATTAAAAATATTAAGTGGTGGTGAATACGGAAACAGAGACGCTTATGGTAATACTGTTGAAGAAAACTACGGAAGTTATAGTTATATATCATTAGAAGATGTAATAAACAATTTTCAAATAGCTTATGTTGGAACAGGTAAATTAATACCTAGCTGTAAAAGAACAGATATTATATTTCACGCGAAACGTGGAATGCAAGAGTTTAGCTATGATACATTAAAAAGTATCAAGTCACAGGAATTAAGTATACCCCCTGAATTAAGTGTAGTGATACCTCAAGACTATGTAAACTACACTAAAGTATCTTGGATAGATAAATTAGGTGTAAAAAGACCTATATATCCCGCAAACAATTTAACTACAAACCCGTTTGAAAACCCTGTACAAGATTCAAAAGGTGTACCAACACAAGACAATTTTGGAAACAATATTGAAGGAACATCGATAACAGAAGAAAGATGGCGAACAGCAGAAGACACTTTAATAAATCAAGGTGATTTAGAAGATCTATACAATGAAGGTTATGACAGTTGGGGTTGGGATGAACAGCTTTTAGGTCAGAACTACGGAATAGACCCTCAGTATGCTCAAGTAAACGGATGGTTTACTATAAACAATAGAGAAGGAAAAATGTCTTTTTCAAGTAACTTAGCGGGATCATTAATAGTTTTAGAGTATATTTCTGACGGATTAGCTTCTGATATGGACACTAAAGTTCCTAAGTTAGCAGAAGAGGCTCTATATGCTCATATAAGCCACGCTATCGTAGCTTCTAGAATAAACCAACCTGAATATATAGTTAGAAGATTAAAGCAAGAGAGAAGCGCTAAATTAAGAAACGCTAAATTAAGATTATCAAATATAAAACTTGATGAGATAGTTCAAGTAATGAGAGGTAAATCTAAATGGATAAAACACTAGAATTAAATGGCTGAAATTAAAAATACATTTCTCAAGGGCAAGATGAATCAAGATCTTGATCCTCGTATAATACCTAATGGTGAATATAGAGAGGCTAGAAACTTATCAATAAGTAGATCAGAAAGTTCTACTGTAGGTGAGTTTGAAAATGTACTAGGTAATACAGCTATATCTACTATAAATGCACCGGTTGGAACAGAAATTATAGGTTACTTTGTAGATAACAATTCTAACGCAGCTTATTTTATGGCTACTGATTGGGATCCATTATCAGAAGTAGCGGATCCTCCGCTTCCTATTGATGAAAGAGCGCCTTCTTCGGCTAGCTGTTATATAGTTAAAGTAGATCTATCAGCCTCAACTGCTCCAACAATTTTAGTGCAGGGTTATTTTTTAAACTTTAATAAAAACTTTATTATAACAGGTATAAATCTTGTTGAAAATTTTTTATTTTGGACGGATAATCTTAATCAGCCTAGAAAAATTAATGTAAAACAAGCTGAAACAAGTTCTAGTCATTATACAAATGAAGATCAAATATCTGTAGCAAAGTATGCTCCTTATGAGCCTATACTTGTTATGGATAGAGCTCAAACAACTATAGTTTCACCAGATCCAGCTGTTAGTACTTCTACAATAGAAGTTTTAGATTCTTCAAATATAAAAGTTGGCGATATAGTTACTGATAAAAATAAAATAACAGGTCAGCAAATAACAGATCTAGTTGTGGTTATAGGTAAACCTACAACCGCTAATACACTAACATTGTCTAAACCTATAACAGTTGACAATGGAACTGATCTTGATTTTAGCAGGTCCTCAATGACTAATAAAAAAGACCTGTATATGTCAAACCGCTCTTCAGGAACGGTTACTATAACTGGCTCGGGTATAAATAGAATATACACTATAGAACCTGCTAATGGTACTGACACCGAGTGGCTTTACAATGGAAATAACGGTATACCTAAAATAGGCGATTTAGTTAGTGGGTCAGGGATTCCTGCTGACACCAGGGTTTCTTATGTAGAAGTTTTAGATGATGATAATGCATCAAACCCTAAACAATCAATATCTGTTAAACTAAACAAAGAAACAACTCTTGTAGATACAGATGAAATAAGTATAAGCAATAATCCTGATTATGATGCTTCTTGGAAGGGAGACAAAAGTTTTTTAAAAGATAAATTCGTTAGATTTAGTTATAGATTTAAGTTTGAAGATAATGAATATTCTTTAATGGCTCCTTTTAGCCAACCTATGTTCATACCTAAACAGTATGGTCAATTTGGAGGTGGTTTAACTTCCCCTAACGAAGATATGGATGACGCTTACAAGTCGACTATAATTGCTTGGTTTGAAAATAACATTGATAATATACTTTTAAAAGTACCGATGGTTGCATCAACTGCTCAAGGTGTTGTTGATAACTTAAAAGTTACAGATATAGATATATTATATAAAGAGTCAGACGCTTTAGCTGTAAAAGTTTTAGAAACAGTTAATATAAATACAGCACCTCAACCGTTATTTACTTCCATAAGTTTTAATGATGCTATCAATGGAAATACATCTAAGCATTTTTTAGAATACAATTATAGTTCTACTAAGCCTTATAAAACATTGCCTAGTGACCAAACAACTAGAGTATACGACAAAGTTCCAGTTAAAGCTTTAGCTCAAGAAATTATAGGTAACAGAGTTGTTTATGGTAATTACCTAGATAGGCATACTGGACCTAGCTCAATAGCTTTTAGCGCTTCAGTAAGTAATAAATCTACTAGTTTCGACAACTACACTCAGTTTCCAAACCATCAATTAAAACAAAATAGAACATATCAAGTTGGTTTTGTTTTATCCGACAGGTACGGAAGGCAGTCAGATGTTATACTGTCTTCGTACGATAGCGATCCAAGCGTAGCTGGGTCGACGGTTTTTCATCCTTATAATAGTTTAGTAGATCAAACATCTAGTCCTATATTAGATTGGCTAGGGGATTCAATAAATGTTACATTAAACGAAGCTATATCTTCTACTTACAATTCTTCATCTGGTACACCAGGTATATACTCAGTAGATAATCCGCTTGGATGGTATTCGTACAAAGTAGTTGTAAAACAAACAGAGCAAGAATATTACAATGTCTACTTACCTGGTTTTGTAAATGGATATCCTGTTACTGAAAATAATGAAAGAAATAAAAGCTTTTTTACAACGCTTGTAGGTGATAACGTAAATAAAGTACCTAGAGATTTATCAGAAGTAGGCCCTAATGACAAAGATTACAGTAGCAGCAAAGAAATAACAATAAGAATTAACAATCCTATAATAAATTATAAACCTCAATTACCAGTAGGTCAACCACAGATATATAGAAAAAATAAGCCTTGGAATACTCAGTATTATCCAAGCAGTATAGAGCAAGATATTGTGCAAATATCTACAGTGAGAGATATGGAAATTCAATCCATACCATTTAAACCCAATGTTAATTCTGGTGAGTACGGCGAATCTGGTATACTGCAAACCTATAATTACGAGGGGCCAGGTCAATATGAAGGAGCTATTACAGGTATCAATGAAACACCTGAATTAATAGGGGCTATTCCTTGGGGTACAACTGGAGGTGTTGCTCCTTTGTACAACGCAGATTCTAACCCTTTTGTATTTAAAGGTAGTCAATCTGAAAACACAAATAACCCAATTGGTGCTTATGTAACTATAAATGATTTTGAAAACCCTCCAGCAAATCCAGATGTTGTATATTCAATGTCACCATTTTTATCAGTGGCTGAAACTAAACCAACGGAATCTTTATTAGATATATATTGGGAAACTTCACTATCTGGAAAAATATCAGATTTAAATGCTTTGGTTAATTCTCAGTATGGAGGTTTGGTTGGGTCAAACTTTACAGCTGCTTCATTTCCTGAAAGCGTTACAGATGCTAATGTATTAGGTTCTACTTTTAACTTTACCGATGGATCTGGCTCTACCGTTACAACAACTAATGTAGTTATAAACAGCTGGACAATAACAAACGGGGATAATATAGCTATAGACCCAAGCACTTTTTCTGTGGCTATGAATATAGGTAACAATGGATTTGATATAAAACCAGGGACTGGTAAAACGTTTTTTTACAACAGTAATGTAGACACTACAAATTCTGGTGTTTACAATATAACCGTTTCAACAACATACACTAGTGGTGCAGGGGAATTTAATGACGATATAATCTTACCTAGCATATCTTTAAGCAATGTAGCTCCGACTATAGATGATTGTACTAACCCGACAGATATAACAACTGCTACTGTAAATATAAAAACATTTACCGGTAAAAACGGGAGCGCAGATACAAGTGTTGAAACTCAGCAATTGTATTGGTCGCTTGATCCAAACCAAGCAAACTTTGCTACCATAAGCACTCAGTTTGAAATAAATTCATCTACAGGGGTTTTAAGTAGAAAAAGCACATACTCATTTGTGAACAATACAACTTATAGTGTAGATGTTATTGTTACTGATGTTAATGGAAATGGCTTATCAAGCTCTCCTTGTACATCAACTTTCACAGTAGGTGCTCAGCATGTAAACGCTGCTTTATGTCAAGGATGGCAAACTGGTTTATCTACTAATTGCGGAGACAGTTTACAAGTTCAGTTTTTAGATAGCTCAACCATAAGTGGCAATTCTTCAACAACGGTTGTTCAGCCAGGTGGATCTACGGTAACTTATCCATCAAATTCTACGTCTGACACATACAATGTTCTCGCTAGAAATACAGGTACTGAATTCCCTCCAGTAACACACACCACAGGGGCATTAAAACAAGGTACATTATATATAACACCTTTATTAACAAACTCAGGTAGCTCTATAGGAGGTGATGTTAGCATTAATTTTACAATACAAAGAAAACCTATAGGATCCGGAAGCTGGAATCAAGCTGTTGATAGTTCAGGTTTTACAGTATATAACGAAACTTTAACTACAGGGGATAATTCTTCAAACAGCATTAGCAAAGTGTTTGATACACCTGGAGAGTATAGAGTATTAACAACCGCTATCTCAGGAGACCTATGCGATCCATCAGGAGGAACAACATCTTTGATAGTTAATTTTGGAGATGACGTGTATAGCACATGTGCAGATGCGCCAGCGTAATAAGCGGTAAAAACAAGTAATAGATAAAGTATGCCAATAACATTAGAAGTAGGATATTTTAACTCATTTTATATGAAGCGAATAGCGGATCTTCCTGTAGGTAATGGAGAAACCGGTGCTGTTAATTATACAACGCCAACCACTACTGTTCTTGAGGAAGATTGGTATATAGAAGAGTCTAGAATAAGAGGAGGTTACAATAACACTTCTGTAGACTTAGGTGTTAAAGCTTTTATAGTTGAAGATAATGACACTCAGCAAAGAAGATCTAATTCATTGATATATTCTGGTGTTATAAATTCTAGAACAGGAGTTAACCAATCAAATCAATTTAGCGTTGCTGAAGAGATAACTAGAAGTGTTGATCCTGCTGGAGGTAGTATTCAAAAACTTTACGCTGAAGATACCAACTTAATTATATTTCAGGAAGATAAAGTAAATAGAGCTTTAATAGATAAAGACGCTATATACTCAGCTGAAGGTGGAGCTATAACTACTAGTGCTAATTTAGTTATAGGTCAAATAGTGCCTTACGCTGGTGAATATGGTATATCTACAAATCCCGAATCATTTGCTGTTTATGGGTATCAAAAGTATTTTACAGATAGAAACAGAAACGCTGTTCTTAGATTATCTATGGACGGTATAACTGAAATATCAAGTTATGGTATGGTTGACTTTTTTAGAGATAAATTAGCTGCCGTAAATAGTACAGGTAAAATAATAGGCGCTTACGATATACATAATAAAAACTACGTAATATCCTTACAACAATCTGATAACAATTACAATACCCTAAGTTTTGAGGAAGCAACAAATGGTTGGGTTAGTTTTTATGATTATAAACCTAGCTTTGGACTTAGCGCACAAGGAAACTTCTTTACTACAAATGGTAAAACAGTGTGGAAACATTATTCAGGTGATGTTGATAGAGGTAATTTTTATGGAGAAGACAACTCTTCTTCTGTTAAATTAATTATTAATCCAGATCCTACTAGAGTTAAGACGTTTAAAACCATAAGCTATGAGGGTAGTAACGGCTGGGAAGTAACATCTTTAATCTCGGACAATACTGGATTTGACCAACAAAATGGTTCTTGGGTAGACAATATAGATTCCGCGTCTAGAATTTGGAGTTATGATGAAGGATTGTATGTAGAGAATAATATAAATTATAGAGCTGGTTTTGATAGAAAACAAAACAATTATGTTGCCGCTATAAAAAATAGCTCAACAACACCGATAGCCGGTCAAGTAATGATAGGTGATGATAATTCAGGTGTGAAGGCTTACTATGCTACAGTAACTATGAAAACAGACACAACAACGGATCCAGGTGGATTAAAAGAGTTATTTGCAGTCGGTGCAACTTACGGAAGATAAAAAACAAACAACATGATAGAATTTTTAGAAATATTTTTCTTTGGACAAGGTAATGTTCAAATGGCTGAGCCTCTAACTATGGCTGGGGCTGCTTTAATATCTGGCGGTATTCAAGTTATAGGATCTATATTCGGAAGCGGTAGAAGAAGAAGGGCTGAAAGACAGGCTCAACAAGAGCAAGCTAGATTACAAAGAAAACTAAGTACGTTAGAAGCTAGTAGACAACAGATAACAAATCCATATTCAGGTGTAAGGGATTTAAGCGGTTTAGCTCAAGATCTTAGCTCATCACTTTCTAATCCGTATGCTAATTTAAGCGTAGCTACTCAAGCAGCGGAAATACAAATGGAACAAGCAGACATATCATTAGCAAATACTTTAGATACTATAAGATCTACAGGTGCCGGAGCTGGCGGCGCAACTGCTTTAGCTCAAGCGGCTCTACAGAGTAAAAAAGGCGTATCAGCTAGTATTGAACAGCAAGAAGCAAACAACGAAAGGTTAAGAGCACAGGGAGAACAACAGCTAGATAGAATGAGAATGCAGGAAGCTGCGAGGGTTCAAGGCTTACAAATAACAGAAGGTGGTAGAGTGCAAAGATTAGGCGCAGAGGGTCAAAAGTTTATGTTTAATAAACAAGAAGACAGAGAGATGCAGCAACTAGATAGAGTGTC